TTTCAGATAGAGAGCACGGGTATCACCCGCCAAGTTAGACTGACCCAGCTGTGTTAGCTGAGCGGGGTTAACAGAAGATTGAAAAGCCATTTTAAATAATAAAAAATAAAGATATAGTTTTCACCAAACGTTTGATGTTTAATTTGTATTGTAGTCTTTCCTACCGTCATGACGGCAAAGGTTGTCCGCGTACGGGCCAATGCCAATAGTGATGCCCCGAATTGCACGGGGCGCAAGCTCTAGCTCACTTGGTGTATTTTACACCACGATAGCAATAAGTTTTGCCTTGCATAGTAACCTCTTTAGAAGCCTCCATAAGCCCCGTTCCATGCTTATGGTGTCATGCGTCCCGAAGGATGAACGGAAGTCCTTCTAGCCGATTGCAAATACCCGATTAGGATTTTCTGGTGTTACCTCATAGGCTTCCCACCCATCAGGTAGGTCGCCTATATAGTTGACGTGATAGCCATCAAGAGTTGTTGGGGCAACAGTCTCAGTGCCATCTTCATCCCACTCACCACCTTTTGTAATGGTGCCAACGACATCAATAGCGTGGGAGTGTGTGTAAGCCTGTAGTTGTTCAGTTTCGTTGCCTTCTTCATCGGTGATGGTGACAAGGAAGCCAGCGTCACGAGCAGCTGTAAACCAGGCTGCTTCATCAGTAAACCGGAAGAATGGACCGGGTACTGGTAAAAATTCAAGTTCTTCGTTTCCCATGTTTACGTTGTTATGTCGATTAATTCTTGATCAGTCTTCCGAATCGGGAAGTACGCAAGGCGGGTGATGTGGCCGTTTAATCTGTTAGAAGTACCAATGGCACTACCTATATTCATTTTACTGACACTAGGAACAGACAGACTGCTGTCTTGTATTAAAGTACCATTGTAGGAAAATGCAAGGTTGTTTTCTGATATAGCGTTGCAAAGTTTGTGATACTGATTGTAAGGAGTAGAGTTAACTGGAGTGTCAACCTTCGTTTGGACAACCCCTCCATCCACGACAACAACTGTAGCGTTGTTAGATCCTACAAAGCCTATACGGAAACGTTCTGAAGAACTCCCATCATCAAAACCAACGATTCCTGCAGTACCGGCGGAAGATACATCAACAAACACCGTCCCTTCACTTTGGTTATACCAAGAGCTGAAGTTAGTCCCTTCAATCGTTGCGATGTCAGGTGAGCGGGTTACGGCGCTGTTGGATGTGTGGATGTAGGAGGTTGGGAAGGATGAACCGGCTTCTAGTTGTGCTCCCCAGACAAGAATGTCAACTACATCATCACTAGAGTCTCTTGCTCCAATTGTAAAGTTGCCGCCACCAGAATAGGTGCTATTGATTGAAAACCTCTGCCACTCAGTGGACACGGTTACATACGAGCCAGCAACACCTACCCTAAAATAAACAGTTTGATTACTATTAGTGTTTGATTTTAAGTAAATTGATCCTGTTTCGTTTCCTGAATAAGCTGATGATTGTTGTACAAAAGAATAAGTGTTGCCGGACTTAGAACACAATATACGATCTGCTGTAATGTTCCCGTCAGGCGATGCCGCTAAGTTTGGAGTTACTTGAGGAAGAGTCCCTGAATTTTGTTGCTTAGTCCAAGCACTCTGATCAAACTGCTCACTGTATGTAACCGAGTTCGTCCTACTCTCTTCAATCAACAGCCCCAAGGACTCACCAGTCACGGGGTCATGATCAAAACGGGGAGCACCAGTAATCGTTGCACCTGTTGGGATGTAGTCAGTGGCGGTGGAGCCTTCTTCTACTTGGACGGCCCACAAGAAATTATCTTGAACACCAAACCTATTCATAAATGCAACGCCGCTAGGACTAGATTGCGACGTAAACGTTTGAATAATCCTGAACCAACCATTACCAACTTCTTCATAAATTGGTGTTGCCATGTTTGCTGAGCCAGTTCCACTAACAACAAAGGACTTAGTGGAAAATGTAAACTCAGTTTGATACCTTAAACCAGAAAACGCTTTATCATCTATTACTTGAACATAACTGTCAGTTCCATTGTCCTTGACATAAATTGATGCAGTATAAGCAGTGTTCGGTTTTAAGAGACCCCCGCTGGTAAAAGCATTTTCACCATTAGGTAACTGCATTCGATCTGCAGTGAGCGTACCATCAGGTGCTGTTGTAGCGTTAACAGTAACGGTTGCACCAGCGGGGACAGTCCAATTTTCCAACTGCTCACTATACGTAAGCAAATTAACAGGCGTCGTCTTAATCAACCCATCACTGTCAACATACGTCCCACTACTGGCACGACTGAAGGTGACAAGGTTGTTACCGCTTACTTGGTCGGTAAGGGATTTACGTTGAGCAAAGTCTAAATCAAGACTAGCAAATTTAAATAAGTCTACACCTGCTCTAGGAACAAGCAGATTTGACATAACAATCTCGCCACTGCTTACATCTAATAGTAAAGCGTCGCTGAGTTTAAATAGAGTAGAACTATTAAGAAATTTACCAGTGGATAGATTGAGATGTAAAGACATTAGATTTTTGTAATTGATACTACATTTTGACTTACGTCATAAACAATTGATAATGTGCAAACAGTGTTACCACTTGCTCCACCAGTTTTAAAGGTATAGACTTGAGGTGTAGTTCCATCAGTTGGTGTAGCCGAAGGACTAATACCTACATAATCATGAGTAGGTATAGATAGACCACCTACATCTTGTACAATTTGTCCGAATGACATTGTTTTAAAATAATAAAAGTTTAAATTTTAGAAGTTATACTTAACACCAAGCTTAGTGCCGTAATCATTTACGTCATCAAAGGTAGCTGCAACTTCTCCGTAAACAGAAATACGTTCTGTTGCTTGAACTGAACCACCAATCTTACCTGTAAGTTTAGTCTCTTCTACACCACCATCAGGTGCAAAGATAGAAGGACCAGCTTGTACGTAATAAGAACCTACGTCATTACCTGATTCATAACCAAGATGGAAATCTGTAACATGTCCATTGAGATCAGAACCAGTAAAGCCAGCATTGTTTTCAATGTTTACGTAAGGACCAGCAACTACAGGATTAGCAAGGATAACAGCAGCGGGGAGGGTAGCAAGGAATTTCATTTAAGTTTAGTTAAAAAAGAATAAGTGTATTTTGTACGGTTACCATGAATACCCCAGCCTAACCAGTAGTAGGCAGCATTCATATAGTAAGAAATAGTTTGATGATTAGTTTGAAAAGCATAAAGATCTTTTCTAAACCTCATCTCATGTACCATGTAATCAGTTTGACATTTAAGACCGCTAGGATCTTCGTTACGTTTAGTACAATGGTTGCCAAGACCAATGTGACGATGTTTAGATGTCCATTGAATTAAACCATAACCACCACGAAGACATCTATCATAAGGAACGATAGCGCCACCCTCGCAGATGTTAGGTTTAAAGTTAGACTCTTGTTGGATGTTACCCATAATGACTGCTAGTGCTGTACGGTCTGTCACACCAGCAGTTGTCTGTAGTTGTTCTAGAACGTACTGCTGTGGTGCAGTACATTGTGGACATTCAATCATTTTTTCTTAGCAGTTTTAGCAGCTCGTTTAAAGTTGGCAGCAGTAGGAGCACCTTTGCTTCCTGGCTTACGCATCTTTTCATCAGAGCCTTTTGCAATACGCATTTTCTTTGCGTGGATGTTAGCGTAGAGACCTTGTTTAGCCATAAGGTTTTGTTGTCCGTGATCGTTGAGTCATTTAGAAATCAATGTCAGAGTTTTGTAGTTTACGAATCACATCATCCCTAAAAGCAGGATCACGATCATAACGTGGATCACTCATAGCTTCTACAAGTTCTTGTTGACTGCGAAAGGATGCATCTTGTTGTGCAGCAGAGCGTTGACCAGTTAAGAGTTGCCCATCACTACCTACAGCATCTGTATATTGATTATTTAAAGCTTGAACAGCAAAGAAGATAGCATTGGGATCACCTTTTGCCATAACAGAATCATACATTTGTACTTCTTCTTTAGTAAAGTTTTGACCTGCCCAATCAATCATTGACTTGTAAGCTTTCTCACCACCAACCATTTCAAACAATTGGTTAGCTTGTGCTTCACTTAGCTGTTCATCAACATACTCTTCATCATTATCTTCTTCATCATTATCTTCTTCATTGTAGTCTTCTTCTTCTACTTCTTCACTGTATTCGTCTTGGTCATTTGGTTCACCAAGTTTCTTTTGTAGTTCAAGATAAGCTTGTTCTAGTGATGACTGGTCCTTGAATTTACCAGCCAGTAGCGGTTGCTCTGCACCATCAAGAGACTCAGCAACCTGCAAAGAGTCTTGCTCATCAGCATTCATTTCTGGCTGATCAGCAGGTGTATCATTCATCGTAAGTGTTTCAGGCATATTATTGTGG